GAACATCAAGATCAATGTAGTTTGTTCCATCAGGTAACGCAGACCACAATGAATTATCAAATGTAGATTGTGGAACATACGCCGCAGTCGATGACACATAAGCGGCTGGCGCAGTACCAAAACTAAATTTTCTACCTGAACGATTTATATAGCAAAGTTTATTTGTCGTACCAAATGTTGGTTGCGCCAAAAACCATGTGTAATTTGATGCTGTTGAACTGTATGTGGTTGATGTTGAGTTGTACAATCCATAGTAATTTTTACCTGTGGGTGATGATGAAATGTTTGTACCAACAAGGTCATCACCATACGCCACAATCAAATATTGGTTTTGATATGTAAATGTGGTTGGTCGCCATTGAAATACTGATGATGCTGAACTGTAAATACTTGAGCCAAGACCATTCACCATGCGAATGAAGAAATACCAATTGCCAGCAGGAATATCAGACAATGTAATTGTCAGTGCGGTATTAGGTGAATAAGGGTTGCCATCAGATGCAATGGCAGATGTGCCAGCAAATATGCGTTGTGATGTAGTCGGGCTTGCGTATGCGGAATACCATAACTCTACATAGTCAACAATACCAGCCGATGAAGTATTGGTGTTGACAATAAAATAAGGGTTGGCGGCATTGGGATAATTTGCGGCAACCGATGGAGTTGGAATTGTGCCAAAAGTCAATGGTGATGCTAGTCCAGTATTTGGTGATGGTGTGAATTGGGTTATATTTATATCGTCATAAACCGTGCTGTTGTATTCGGTCAGCATCAAAGTTGCAGTAATTGTTCCATCTGCACCAAAATTTTCTGTGACTTTGGCAATTCGGAATAACTTAGCAGACCAACCATAATTTGTATTGGTCAATGAAACAATGTCGCCAGCTTCTAATTGCAAACCGACATAATCAATGGTTAACTGAATTTGCAAATCTTCACGACAAGCTTCCAAGAAACGATTGGCAAGGTATTGGGCGCGAACATCATTGTTGACCAGCGGCAAGCTGATGGATTGTTTATTTACAGGCTCATTTGGATAAAGCAAAGACGGATTAATAACAGCAAGATTAAAAGTTGCAGAATTAAAACTGTCTTGTGCCGAACTGTCTGGGAATTTAACTTCAGCAATATTGAATGATGAAGCAATGTCTAAAGGCGTGACATTAATTGAACCAATGATGTTGCTGTCATCAAGTGCCATTGCAACAGAATAGGTTGGGCTTTGAACTACCACGCCCCATGTGTTTGTGATTTCGTTATAACGTAGTAAGCAATCACAGCAAGTAGCCATGTATTGCAAATTGGTCATGATGGGTTGCTGAGTATCCAAAAGGCCATCAAAGCGGAATCTTTGCGGCAATGTGCTACTGCCGCTGGAATAATTTGTATATGTAAATGTTTGATTGCAATAAGCGTTAAGTGCGGTAAGGCTGGTGCTGTTGATGTTTGCCGCAGGAATTGCCGCACCATAGCGAGTGGAAAACAGGTAATCGCTGAGGCAATCGCCGGGCGCATATCTTGAATTGGTAACTTGAAACTTAGTCTGCTGAATGCTTGTTAAGTTTGCACTTGCTGAATATCTAATCTTGATAATTACAAATGCACAATTGCTCATCAACTTGGTGGTATTCCATTGATAAACAAGATTGGTATTGCCCATGACTTGAGGACTGTATGCATAGAAACTGCTGTTGGTCGGATTGGTTGAACCGTTTTTGTAAAAATAGAATTCCAGCTTGCCAGACACTGAGTAATCATAAAGCCCTGTGGACTCATCCAACAGTGAAGCCACCACATAGCCTGTGCCATCAAAAATAACCCGTTTGCCGCCCCAATAGACGTTACCAAAGGTAATTGTGTCTGGTGTGCCGCCGTTTTCAGTATTGGTAACTTCACACAAGGCAAGGCAGTAATACAGGTTTTGGTAATCGCTGGTAATTGATAAATCAGTTATTGTGCCGCCTGTATAAGCCGCGCCATAAATCACGGGTATCTTGTTGTCACCAGCAGGAGGGATTTGAACGCGACTGCCGGGGTTGAATTGATCGCCGCCTGTGGAATTTAAATTTGAATCAACAGAAAATTGTTTTGCAATAATTGATGAAGCCACCATATTGATGGCAAACGCCGTCGCAGTCGCCGCCCACCCTGACAACGAAGTAAAAAATGTGGCAACAATTATTGAACCGGGCATTATTTAATCCAAGTTTCTTCCAGCTTTTCAAAACCGAACTTTTCATACGATAAGTCGGGGCTGTTGATCATTTTACTGAGACTGAAAAAATGTATGCGGTTTTCTTGCTTCCATTCTTCACATTGCTGAAGATAAGCGTGAAGCAATCGGTGGGCAAACTTACCACCTCGATGTTCCTCATCAATCCAAAATGCAATCTCACTTACTTGGGTTACTTCTGGATTCCAAATGTTTGGATGCTGTGCGGCAACCACCATGCCAACAGGGTCATCATCTTTGATGGCAAGAAAGATAAATCCCGCGCCAGCAAGGATGTTGTTAATCATCTTTTCAATGTGTTCCTGATTATTGGAATCACGCAAGAATTGCGCTGGTGCTTTGTCGCGGTATGCCTTAAGCATCCGAACAATGGTTTCCATGTCAAATTTGTTGGCTTGTCTTATCATGTTTTGTCCTATGAATTGGGGCTTGCGTTTTTACCGAACTGATAGTTTATCGTTTGAATAAAGTTGACGCGGTTCATGCTGGTGTCGGTTGCGTTGAATTGCGTCCATGCGTTATTATTTGTGTATCGACCAGCCGTGCGGTTTTGCAAAATAAGCTGGATGCTAGATGCGCTGACGGTCACTGTGCCGACATAGCCACGAATTTCCTCCATCCACTGTTCACTAATACTGAAACTGTTGATGAAGCCTGTAAAGTATTGATACAGACCGCTGTTTGATGTTGATGATTGCCAAGGCACTTGGACATTACTGTTATTTGTCCATTCAAGATAATAATTTAAGGAATTAATCCATGCGGCATTGCTGGTAGTTATCAGGTTGCCAGCGGCATCAAAGAACCCGTGCCACATTTCAATCTTAGAACCTTTGATACCCGCACCAAGGACAAGCGACAGCATGGCGGTATCTATGCCTATCAAAGTCACTGTTGTTTCGTTGGCGGTGCTTTTGATGTCCCTTGTGGCTGAACCAATGCTGACCAGTTGACTCAATCCTATAAATGGCAAAGCGTCAATCGATGCAACAGTGATTGCGGTCGGTGCAGTTGAAAACCGATAAACCGCCGATGCCGTTGTGATTCGCACAAAGTCGGCATAGCGTATGACGTTGGTATCTTCAACTGGTGCAATTATGTTCACAGCACAACCTCATAAGCATTGAACGCACCATCCCATTGGATGAATGAATCATTGGTCATTGGAACAAGCGTGTAGGTTGGGTAATCGCGCAGGACAACAGGAAAAGTCACACCTGTATAGGTAGACCCGCCCAAGCTCGTTGTTGTGCCATATTGACCTATTACAGCAGGGCTTTGAGCAGAAACGGTGGTCATGATGGTTCGATGGACAGGAATGGTTACAGTAGATGCGCCGCCACGCACGATATCAGCCGTTGCAATGTAGGCATAGCGGTCAATTTGGATAAAGTCGCCTGTTTTGACAATGTACAAAGATGAACTGATTGATGGCAATGTGCCAAGGATAATGTTCTTACCTGTTGTGCCAACTTCAATCGTTGTCGCGTTGGCTTGAACGCTGGACATATCGCCTTGATACTTGATGTAGTTTAGCCAGCCAGTTGTGCCAAAGTTAATGTATTGCTCAGTGATTCGGTCAGCAGTGCGAAGCGCAGACAACACCGACCGATTAGTGCTGTATTGCAAATAGTTCATTGGTTTAATGGTAAATTGAAACGGCTGAACAGTCAAAATCTCTGATGTGCTGATACGCATATTGCGCGACAACATTTGACCAGCAAACTTGTGGTCTTGAATGCTGACGCTTTCAGCAACAGATAAAATGGTTTGTAAACTCATGGCATGACCTTAATAGGATGGATACCATTTCAAAGTACCTTGGTTGTAAGTCATTATCAATGCTTTACCTACCACCGCAGTAGAAGCCAATGCAATATTACCCGCTGTTGTTGTTGTAAAAATTCCAGTTGGGATAATTGTTATTTGACCGCCTGTTAGTGAAATTGGTGTTGGCGCAGTAATGGTAACAACAGGCGTTACACCAGACACAAATAAAATAGATGTTGTCGGTGCAATTGTTGTTGCACTTGCAATAGTTGGCGCAGTTTGTTTGGTAGCTTGCAATCCTTGAAAAACCAAGTTTGCACCAGATGCACTTAATGCCGCATCATAGTAAGCAAAGTTTGCATCTAGATTGGCAAGTGGAATTGATGTAGTTGCTGAAGCAAATGTATTTGGAACTGCCATGTTTTACCTCGATACTGGAACTGAACGATTTGCTGATTGGTACGAAGCCCAGATTGTCTGCTTGTTCTTTGCTAAAAATTGAACGCCTGTCTGAGTGTCAATGGCACTCATGTTTGCAATATATGGGCCGTTGTAATTAATGGTTTGACCGCCGCCGCCCATTGCTGAAGCAAGGTTGTTGGTAGGAATGACCGTGCCAGATGCACTTGGCACAAACAATTCTGGCCCACGTTCACCAATCAAATATGGCGTGTTACCAGAAACAGTTCCACCTGATGCCCTTGCTGACGAACCAACTGCACCAGCAACACCACCACCATATGCATTGCCAACACCAGAACTACTTCCAAAAATACTACCAAGCGCACCGCCAAAAATGCTATTACCAGCAGAATTGAATAATTGCATTGCTTGTGCGTGTAATTGAATTTTGATTAAATTACGAATAATGCTTTTTGTAAAATCTTCAAAACTAAATTTTCCTGTATCAACAAACGTATCTAAAGCAGAATTCATACTTCCAATTACTGAATTAAATGATTCTGCACCTATTGAAGCGGCATTAATTGCATTTTCATAATACGATTTATAGGCTGATGCCCATCCTTGTATGAATGATTGTTGTCTTTGATATTCTTCTACGGCGGCTTGTTGTCTGCCTTTGGTCAATACAGTTTCACGTTCAATTTCATCATTGATTGCACTTATTCTTGCTTGCGCTTCTGCGCCATTGCCCATTGTGCGTGTTATTTCTAATTGTTGATTTTTTAAATCAAAAATTTTCTTTTCCAATGCAAGTTGTTCTTGAGCAATTGTTATTTCATCTGATCTCATATGATACTTTTCAGCATCAAGCATTTGTGATTTCAAATCAAACGAAAAAGATTCATCTTGAAATTTTGCAATTCTTTGAATCGCATCAACTTGTTCGTTGTATTGAACTGTTACTGATTGATTTGTTTGTTTAAAAAGTTGAATTGCTTTTGTTCTATCGTCTTGAGCTTTAACAGAAATATTGTTGCGGTCAATTTGTGACATTCCAGCTTTTAATAAATCTTCACGTTCTTGCTGATTAATACGCAAAAGTTCTTTTGCCAAGTTCAAACGATTTGTTTGTAAATCTGATTGCAATTTATCCGAATTGATTGATGCAATTTGTTGTGCGGCAATTTGCCCATCAATCACCAACATATATTCTCTAGTTTTACCTTGTTCAGCATATACATTTAAAATATTTTTATTTAATTCAAGAATATATTTTTTATCAGATGCGGCTTTTGCATTTGCTTTACTTTCTTGCAAATTAAAATCAGCGTTAATCAAGCCTCTTTGCTGGTGATTTAATTTTTCATCTGTTAATGCTTGTGCGCGAGAATTGGCAATTGTTGCTAATTGTTGTTGCAATTGCAAATCAATAGTTTTTAAAGAAATAGCAGTTTTGTCGCCATTAATAGATTGCAAATGCAAAGCATTTTGTTTGACTTCAATGTCATATAATTTTGATGCTAATTGAAATTTAGCAGTTAATTGCGCTGTTTGTTTTGCATAAGCATCAATAATAGGTCGTCCAGTTCCATCATCTTGAGATGGAACTTTGACACCCATGTGTGGTTCAAAATATTTTGGTGTTTTTTCGCCTGTCCAAAAATTCTGATCGCCTAAAACCTTTTTAGAAAATTCTTCATAACGCGCAAGATTTTTTTCTCTATTTTTTTCAAATTCTGACCATTTGCCTTCAACTTCTGTACCGGGTACAAAAGCTTTAAACATCAGCATGGTTTGTTGTAACGATACACCAATGTCAATAAATTGCGTTGCTACATTTGCGGCAAGAACAGCAATTGTTTCAAATGTAATTCTGAAAGTTTCGCCTAATAAATTTCCCTCACCTTTCAACTCTTTGATTAATTCAATCAATGCAGAAATTGATGGCCCAATTGCGCCAGCAATAGTAGTCTGAGTTTCTAAAGTATTTTTCTTTAACTCATCCCATGCTTCAGCGGCTTTAACAATGTTTTCACCTTGTTCTTTAAGCATAGGATTTGCTGTGTGCAAATCTTCCGCTAAACCTTTTAAATCTACGCCTTTTACAGCTTTACCAAATACAGAATATGCATTTGCATTGCGTGTAATTGTGTCGGCTGTATTTGCAGAACCAACAATAGCCTTATTAAATAAATCTTGTGTTCCAAGTGTTGAAATATCTTTAAGCGTGACACCCATTGATGCAAGCCGTTTTTGAGCATCCATACTGCCTTGAGCGGCATCATCAATATATTTTGCAAATGATGAATAAATCTTGCCAGCGTTTTCAGCTTCACCACCATTGGTTTCTAAAGCCTTTTGTAGTTTTAAAACAGATTCAACTGTTGTATCGTTTGCTTTTGCTACATCGTTTAATTCATCAGCAAAACTTAATGCACTTACACCAGCCGCCGCCATTGCCGCCAATGCCATCTTTCCGTATTGCTCAACGGCTTCACCAAACTTTTCTAATTTCTGTCCAGCCGCTTCTAAGCCTTTACTGAATTCAGCAGAATCCAAACCAAGTACAACACCTAAACGTGCGACATTATTCGCCATGATTTACCCCAAATTTATTGGCACTGAAACCGGGTGCTTGGCTCATGAATGCCAACAATTGATTATTGGCGTGTTCTTTCTTTTGTTCTTCTGGCACAGGCGGAAATAAGTAATCATACGCATTCCCTAAAATGTTGGCTAGTTTGTAAGATGGTGCATTGCTTGCTCTCATGTAATTAAATACACCATTTGTTAACGTGCCTAAAAGTTCAATAACGGCTCGATTGCCAATCAATCCATCTGCATACATTGTTTGTAATTGCGCCATCATTACATCGTCCAGTTCCGCTATTGTTTCATGTGTATGCCCATTGAAAATCATCGCGGTGATGACTTGACTTTTCAATGAGCCAATCAGTTTCCCTTTGTTTCCTTGTATGTCGGGCTGATTGCTTCAGAGATTTTTTCCATCAATTGCAACTGCACCGACAGCGGAAACTCTGCCGCACTTTATTCATACGTTAAATCAGCCAAAGAATTTTCTGGATTCTCAGGCACAAGCAACTTAAAAAATTCAGTGATTTTTGTTTCTGTTTGCACTTTTGATTTGGCGGTTTCTCTTAAAGAACGCCCATTGACAATAATGTCATCATCAGTAAAAGTAAAAGTAGCGTCAGCATCTGGTTGCCCTTTAAACTTCATCAACGGTTCAGCAATAGATTGATATGTGGAATCAATCAATTCTTGTTCTGGCTCTTGAATCAATTTATACATTGCATCTGATTCATGAACATAAGGAATACGCACTTTAAACGTATGACCACCTAAATCAAATTTTCGAGTAAAAATCTTTTCTTTGTTTTCTTCGTATTTTTTGCCAAATGCTTCTGTAAATCTTGTCATGTTGTGTCCTTGTTTAAGAGCCTAAATTTTTCATTTTGTAATTGTCAATGCGTTGACCCAATGCACGTTTCAAATGTTCAATTACAGTTGATGTGTTTGATTCTAAAGCTGTACGCATATATGGATGTGCTGGATTTCTTGCAGAACCAAATTCTTGAGCAACTGCTCTTGCATCATATGGAAAGTTTTTTGATAAAGCAAATTTTTTAAATGCTTTTGATCTTTGTTCTGGAGTCAAATCTTTATGTTCAGCATTAAATTTCTTTTTTAATTTTTTGGGAAATGCTTTGGTAGTGACAATTGCAATAGTTTTATCATTGGGTCGCACATACAAAGATTTTTTGTCTCGTTTGTTTGGGCGTCTTGCTTCAATCCACAAATGTTCTGCCAATGCGCCTGTATTTTTAGGTGCAAATTCTTTTGCCGCCATTAATACTGGCTTCATAGCTTCACGCATTGCAGGAATTAAAACCTT